TGTCTACGATCTCCCGAACTTGTTCTCTTTCGGAAGCGTCTACACCACCATGGACGAAGAACACTCTCCGACCATCTTCTGCAGCACTATTTATCATTTCATAAAGTATTTGTCCATGACTCTCCACTCGGTTGTAGAGAATTAAAGTGTTGCCTTTTAAATGAAGGGCTAAATTTTTAATGAAATGATTTCTTCTGTTATGTCCGATAAGATATTTAATCTCATCTTCGTAAGTATTAAAACTTTGTGGAGTGTGTTTTAATAAGAGAATTTTTATATCAAGTTTTGATAGATGTCCTTTTTCAATTAGTTCTGCTGTTTGAGTAATTTTATAACTAGGTCCAAAGAGTCCTTCTAAAACCCATTTGTGTGTTTGTGATCCATCGAGAGTTCCCGTAAATCCATATCTATACTTACAGTCTTTTAGTTTGGTCATGATGCCAATAAGAGACTTGGATTTAAATTGGTGCGCTTCGTCTCCTACAACAACGTCATAATCAGCAAAAAACTTTTTCTCCAACTTGTAGATTGATTGCCAAGTTGTAATAGTAACTTGGCGTTTATCATACTTCTCTCTACCAGAATAGATCTTGTGGCAGTACTGTTCTGCATTCCAACCATAGTCTTCAAAGTCTTTGAACATTTGTTCGACCAGAGAAGTGGTTGGTACAACAAGCAAAATCTTTTTGTTATGTTCAGTAAAGTATCTGACAATTGAATAAATCATCAAAGATTTGCCAGAAGCAGTTGGAGATATTAAAAGTCTTCTATTGTACTTTAACGCATCATAAACACCTTCAATCTGATAGTCTCTGGGTTTATGTTTTGCAATGGACGAAATATAATCTTTTACTCCTTCTTTTGAAATATTATCATTTCGTTCGAAGGGTGTTCCGTAGAATTTATTATCTTTGAAACTCACGGTATAATTGCATTTCTTTGCCCAAGAAACGATCTTGTCTAAGAGTCCGACGTAGATCTCTCCGTTGGCAGTAGAGAACAAACGAATCTTTCCGTCCCAATACTTACTACGATACTGGGGCATAAATTTCGCACCAGGAACATCGAACGTAAAATAGTCCGCAAGTTCCTGATTAATATAGGGTTCTGCCTCTACGGTAAGAAAAACTTCGTTCTTCTTAGAGATAACAAGATCAGTCATATCCACGAATAAACCTCTGCCATTCAATTGAATTCTTAATCTGATATGTTCTATTAAGAATGGTTTTGAGAATACTATCCAAATAATTAAGCATCATTTGATGGTACTCAACTTTAGTTAGGCATTTGATAAGTTCTTCATCTGCATCAAGATACTTATCGATATCTGCTTTCAAAACTTTAAAATCAAATGGTTTTTCTGCATACACCTCAGGTCTTGCCTTACCTGTGTAATACTCCCATTTTTCTTTTCTTAAAATTTTGAATTTATTTTCTTGTGCCTTTTTTAACGTTAGGATATTGTTATAGATCCTATAGTATTTGGCATGTAATGTTGGAATTTTTGTAGACTCTAAGTGCAGGTCGTCATTGTCGATCTTAGCGTCTTCTTCCCATAACGATTGAATTTCATCAAGTGTCATCTATCAAACTTGTAATATCAAAGACAGTGTATTTAAATGTGGCTTCTGCCACAATATAATTTATATCAGGTGTTTGAGCGTCAAATTCGACTTGAGTCAGTTGAACTGGGAACATGTCTTTGAAATTCACCCTAGCAACAGATTGCATATTACTGTTGAAGATGACTAGACCACCATCAGAATATGCCTGTGTGTTGAGTGGAATGGCTTCACTCAAAGACTCTGGGTATCCCAGAGATCTCATCCAATTTGAAATTTCTAAGTAATTCTTTAGGTTTTCATCCACCAAAAATTTGATAGTGAAATCATTAAAGACTAACTTGTCTCCTGGTACAGGAATATCCTTCAGATAAGTTGACTGTACAGCAACTCCCAAATCGATCGACGGAATGTTTGCTGACTGCGAAAAGAAGTCAACTGTAGGTGCCTTTTGTAGGTTGAACTTAAATCCAATTGGAGATAAGAAATTCCTGTTTCTGATCTGCCTATCCCAGGCAGTAGCCCTATCGTTACCAGAGTAAGTCATGTAACTTTTTATTTGTATTTAGAACCATAAGTTGAACGAGATTGAAATCCTATCTTCCGAAGTATTGTTCTGTTCAACGGAATGTTTGAGTGCAGAGGGGAAGATATACATATTTCCTTCAACAGGAAATCTTGGGCAGTTATCTCCTCCAATGTATCTTTCATTTAGAAAAACATTGCCATAGGACATAACTTCTCTTGGATCATAGAAAGTAATGGATCCGCAATCACCCTCGGGTACTTTTACATAGTAGACGCCAGAAAGGTCTACATGTGGGTGAGTATGTGCAATGTTATACGATCCTGGTCCATTGATATTTGCCCATGCACCATGTTGTTTCAGTTCTAGTTCTGGCCAAAATGGTAATAAAGGCAGGGATTTTTTTATCGCATCAATGATAGGAGAGAAGGTGTCGTCACTATATGTTTGACTGTGCCATCCACCTCTGTTTGATCTAACGCAACCCTCGTCTTTTTCTCTTAGATCGTAGATTTCTTTTTCGATCTTTCTATTATCAATGTCATCAAAACTCAGTTGAAACAATGGAGTCTGGAACATCATTTGATGTTCAACTGTTTCTGAGAGATAATGAGTCGGCAAATAGAAAGGCATAATATTACAATCACTATTATATGTAGACATAAAAAAAGAGACCCCGAAGGGTCTCTGGAGAAGAGTGTGAAATGGATCACATGAGGTTTTGGACCTTGACTCTTCTGTAGTAACGGTTGGTATTGGCGCGCAGGCGACCCAGACCCTGATCGGTTCCTTCTGCAAATGGGTTTGCAACGATACCGTAACGAGTCTTGAAGCCAATCTTGGGCTGGAAGGTGTCCTGACCGACGGCACGAACCATCTGGAGGGGAACATATGGGCAGTAGAACAGACCTGCGTCGTAAGGGGAAGAACCCTTGTAACCGACAACGTAGTACTGATCTGCAGCGTTGTTTGCAGCAAATGGGTCAATGTAGACCTTGAACTTACCTGCGAGAGTACCAGCAAAGGTGTTGCCAGTGTCATCAACGTTCAGGTTAGCGTTGAGTGCAGGGGTGTAGTCGAGGAGACCAGCCATGGTCAGAGCGGAGGCAACGTCTGCGGAGCAGAGGATGGTGTTGCCCTTCCCTCTACGAGTTCTTTGAGCGATCTGGTTCGCATCTCTTTCGATTTGGAACAGAAGACCCTTGAACTTCTCAACAGACCAACGTCCGTTGGAGTCAACGTCGAGGTCGAATGCACCAGGAGTTGCGGTGTTGAGGGTTGCACCCTGCTCAGCAATCTTGTAGATGGTACGGATAACTTCGCGGTTGATCTCAGCCAGAATCTCGGTGGAGAGAATGTTGGCGAGTTCCGCTTCAGCGTTCAGACCGTGGATTGCCTTCAGGTCTTGTGCAAGCTCAAGGCTGTACTCAGCTTTCAGCGCTCTGGACTTCGCAGTAACGGTGACCTTCTCGATCGAGAATGCCATCTCTTGGAAGTGGTTGTTAGCGCCATCGCCCAGTGCCTCAGACTCACCAGTGGTCATACCCTGACCAACGTTGTAAGCAGAGGTGGTTGCAGAACCAACAGGGTTCAGAACAGAGGGGTTAGAACCAGACTGAGCACCAGTACCGAAACCAGCAGCAACGTCAGAGAAACCGCCTGTGAGGGACTGGTCGTCGTCCTGACCAGAGAATGCAGTATCAGGCTCGTTGAACAGGGCCTCAGTACCACTCTGGTTGGTGTAACGGGAGCGCATTGCGAAGATGAGTCCAGTAGGACCGCTCATGGGCTGAACGCCAGCCAGGTCATAAGCGACCAGGTTAGGCATTGCGCGTCTGATCAGGGAGATCAGAACGGGGTCGAAACCAGCAACAGGGCCAGCCTCAGCAGCGGAACCAGAGAATCCACCAGTACCAGCGGAGTTGGTGGGGGAAGCTTCTCCGAGGAACTGTGCGTTCTCACGCAGCATGTTCTCTTGGTTCTCGAGCAGAGCAGCGGTTACGTTGCGTCTGTGG